GACTAAAAACCAGCCGACACTACAAGCGACGACTACCACCGCTAATTCCAATATAGTAAACATGTTAGCTCCCGATTCTGGGAACGACTTATTCGCTCCCTAGTTATAGGGTGAACTAAATGTCTGACAATTTCAAGCCTTACGCCTATTTAACGGCGTGTCGAATTGCTAATTAGCAAGGTGTAAATTTCATCGACCCGAGCTTCTAGTCTGGAAACCTGATCCTTAACGCTTGACCCTGAATTAGGGCGCAGCTCGCTTAGGTAATACTTAACTAGGTATCGAATAACCGTAAAGAACGCCGCTGTGAGCGTGACCATAGCCACGCCCATAGCAGCCCAGTCGTTAGCGTTCACTCTTTTGAGCGCCGAACGTAACGTCCTTAGGATTCAGGTAACGCATTAGAAGCGGAACGACGCCAGCGAGAAAACCGTAAGCCAATTTCTTGGGATCGGTTTCGCCTGTCATGTAAACGGCTAACGCTCCCGCGAGCGCTGATCGTCCATAACTTGCCAGCATAGCCTTTAGCTCTTTCATTACTTTTCTCCTAACCCCAGAGCTTCGATTAGCTCTCGGACTTTTTTTGGGCTCACGTTAATTTCAAAGTGCATTTCGTCCTTGCGATTCTTATAATCGCCGCCCCAGAATAAACCGTACTTCTTAGCTAGTGCTCGAAGCATTGGAACCTTTTCCGCTGGAAACGTCCCGACTTTTCCTAGAACGTGCTTTGTGGCGTTAAGGTCGATCGCTGTCCCGCTTGAGTGATTGCTCAATTTGTCGGTAGTACCGCGAACCATACGAAAGTGATAGCCCCAGTCGTCAAGCTGTCCGCCGTCGATTGGCTCGATTAGCTCGTTAAACTCCGTACAGAATCCCACGATCAAAGGTGCGACAGCTTCCGCGCAGCGAATTTTTAATTGAGTCCCCGGTATCGCGTAGGACTTAATTCCGATTTCTGCTTGATCCTTTGAGGCTGTCCAGCCGTTATAACTTGTTAACTTCATTTCTATAATCCAAGCGCCTTAAGATCGTCAATGGTTAAACCTAACGCTTCTAATTTTGCTTTAGCGCTTTCCGTCGCTTTTTTAGTTTGCAATTTTTCAAACTCAAAGGCTTTCTTGTTTTCCTCATAAACTTTTATTTCCTCATCCGTAAATGGGCGGTCGATAAAACTTCCGTCCTCGGAGTAAACGCGATGAATTAAGTCAGCCATGATTATGCTCCATATACGAAGTAATTGCCCGATGTAAAGTTACCCGAGCTAGGAATAAATTGAAGTGAACTAATTGCAGTAGTTTGATTATATGCGCCGATTCTATTTTCGATATTGAAATTAGCTGTCGTCGTTGCGTTAACTGTGATATTTCTTGAGTTGGCTAGTTTCCATGTTGTTGTATTTGAATAACCTGGTAAGTCAATAATAATTAAGCCAGTAGCCACCGAGTTATCGTTACCTGTTGCCATATTGCACGAAGTTTGGGCGAAAGGCTGGTTTAACTGTGGCGAATTGCTTGCTCCGAAATGTCGATTTGCTCCAGAATCAGCGTTAAATCTCATTAGAAATTCGGCGTTATCCGTAGCGGGTTTAAATTGGGTTACGATAACTCTAAGATCGACGTAACTCGTTGAAAATGCCGCTGTCGTAGTTGTTGCGCCTGAGAGTGTTCCGCTAGTTAATAGTGTCCAGCCGCCGCCCGCTGGTGTTGCCCACTCTGGAGCGGTAGCGCCTGAGTTAACTCTTAGAACTTGTCCAGCTGTGCCAATTCCTAAACGAACTGGGACGGTTGCGTTCCGGTAAATAATGTCGCCCGCTGTGGTTACTACACTCTTAGCGATTGCTGCGTTGGCTAAATCGTAAGCCGCTTTAGTAGCTGTTGGAGTCGAAGCTAGAACGCTCGAAGTAGTTGAAGTCGAATTGCTCAGCTGTACCGCACCCACGACGCTAGTCGTAGCCGCGTTAATTCCAATAGTTACAGCGCCAGAGCTGCCGCCACCTGTAATTGGGCTAGTGACGTTAACCGCTGTTATGTCGCCGACGTCATTAGTAATCCATGCAAAATCCATGTTGCTATTTGACGCCTTAGCCAAAATTTGACCAGTAGTGCCGCCCAGTAAATCAGCCATCGACGTATCGACCGCTTGACCAAAAACCTCAAAATCAGCTGGTAAGTCGGTAACTAAGTCCGTCGGCGTTGGCATTTGCCAGTTAAAATTGCTCGTTGGGTTTGTCATTTATTCTCCTATGCTACGACTAGCGCGGTTTCCCACGTTAGCGACCCGGTTATAGTATTCCACGATTCGGCGATGTTAACTTGCTCCCACTTCATAGCTTGAAGCGAATAACTTATCGGCGAAAGATTAAGAGTAATTGAGATTTCGTTATAGGCAGCCTTAAACGTCCAGCCCTCGACGAATCCGAGAAACGTACCGGCTGCCATGTTTGGCGGTAAGTCGCTGATTCGTAGCGGTAAGCCCATAAATACGTTAATTAGCGAATCGCGATCCGCGTCGTCTAACTCGGGATTTGTAAGCTGGTAAGTGATCGACGTAAAGTTCGCTTGAGGCGTAGCTCGAAGCGTTAGGTAAAAATCGGCTTGATCTTGAGCGTCCACCGTTTTATCTAGCGTGGTAGTAATGATCTGGGCTAAGCGACCAAATTGCTCGACCGATTCAATATCCTCGGCGCTAACTTCACTAGAGCCGTTAGCCTTATATTTTATAGTTATGTCATTTCGTACGTCGCCCGCTCGAGTCTGAATCTTTAGCCCGTTAAATAGCGCATGATTAGCGGTTAAATCTGTATAGCCGTTAGTAGCTAACTCGATCGACCTATGAGTCGAATCGGCGTAGCTAATAAGTCCGCTCGCGTCCTCGTAAATGTAACCTAGTCCGCTAGTGGCAAGCGCTGAAACTATTGAATAAACGTCGGTGCGATCCGACGATCTAGCGTCTAGCTCATAATTGCCTGGTCGATCAATTTGACCTAATCCCACGTTAGCAGCTGTCGCCCATGTTTCGGTTGGATTGTAGTTCTGCCATTGTTCGGCTGCTGGAACTTCGCCCCAGTTATTTAATAGTAAATCTTGTAGAACTTCCCAGATTTGATCGCCGTCAAAATCCTTAGCCAAAATTCCGTCGGTCAGCGCTTTAGGTAAACGGCTTAGCGCTCCTAGAGCTGTTATGTTCAAAGTTTGGTTTATTGCGACGTTACCAGCTGTTGAAACTTCGATTCCAAAATCGACGACTGTACCGCCAAAAATAGGGACGAACGTATTTGTCGAATCCTTTAGCTCAATCGAAACTGAGTCGTTTATCTTTATGTTGACGATTGCCTGATTTAGATTTATCAGCTGTAAATTGCAATAGCCCGCTTGCGCTTGCTGATATATATTATCTCGACCGCTGGCGATACTTAGATTAGCCAGAACGTACGTCGTATATTCGATACCCTGAATCTTTACGCGCCAAACTGGATTAAATACGGTCATATTGCTAACGCCCTAGCGCCATTAGTTCCGCGATAAAAACTATCGTTTAGCGTGTTGACGATTGTTCGAGCTGTACCCTCGGAGTCAATCGCTCCGGATACGTTCACGTTAATAGTCGTCGGCGGTGTAAGTCCCGCTTCTCTTTGACGGATTGCAAACATGCGCTCGCCGACGTCGGTTCCGACTGGTACGACTGGCGGGATAAATCCTGATTCCCTTTGACGAATCGCGAACATGGCTTCGCCGATGTTGCCAGTAGTTCCGCCTAAGCCCGCTGCCAATTCGTCAACGGCGGCGGTCGTGACAGTTTTTGCAGCTGCTTTAGTAGCTTCCGCTGTTATTGCTGCGGTCTGTTTTGCGACTTCCTTGGCTACGTCGCCCACTTCTTTTTTAATTTCATCTTTGACGGCTTTAGCTGCTGCTGGAGTAACAGTTTCAGTTTTGGCGCCTTTAGTTAAAATAATGGTTGGAATTTCAGCTATATCTTTACCGCCGAATAAATTGTTTACGGCGTTATACGCTTTAATGAGCAAATTAACCGCGCTAATTGCTAAGTTAATTCCAGCGACGACGCCCGAGATCGCAAGGCTAACGCCGTCAATAATTAGTCCGACGCCTTTAAACGCAAGCCCTAAAGTTGTGCCGATGATTGGCGCTAGGATTTTTGCAGCTCCGCCAATTACTCCGATGACCGCGCCTAAAAATGTAAACACCGCGTTGTTATCCTCGACGAAGTTTTTTAACTTTTCAAATACTATGTTAAGACCAGTAATTACCGGAGTTAAGGTAGCCTTAAAAATTGGAACTAAATAATCCTGAACGAATCCCCAAAGAGCTTTAATCGCTGGAAGTAAAGTAACGCTAAGTAAACTCGCGTAGCTTGTAAATAGTGGAACGATGTTTTTTGTAAAGTAATCCCAGAGATCGGTGAATACCGGAATAACTGAATCGTTGACGAAGTCTGAGATATTCTTAAAAATTGGTTGAAGTTTTTCGCCAATTTCGCTCGCTAGTGTCGTGATCGTTGGAATTACTTTGCTCACGAATATAGTTACTAACGGCGTTAATGCGTCTAATACGAACGAGCCGACGGTTTCCTGACCCTCACTAAATGCCAGTTTTAAACGATCCATTTTGCCCGCGAACGTTTCGGCTTTGTCTGTGGCTTGTCCGCCAAAAGTTTCAGCGAGCTTTGCGGTAATTTCCTCAAGGCTCATAGATTTGAGATCAGCTGCCGCAATTCCGATTCCCAGTTTTCCGAGAGATGTCGTATTGCCCTCGACGGCTTTGCCTAGCGCATTAGATACGGCTTCTAAGCTCTTACCCGTACCCGCTGAAATATCAAAGGCTAAACTAGCTAGTTTTTGGGCTTCTCCGACGTCGCCAGTTGCTCGGGTTAATCGTTCTAGGGCTGGACGTAATTCGTCGTCTGTAATGCCCAGAGATAGTCCCTGAGTGGTAATCCATGACTCGGTTGCTGCTATCTGTGCGTCGGTTGCGCCTGTGACGTTTTCCAAAGTAGTTGCGAGCTTTGCTTGAGCCGCTTCGTCGGCGATTGCTGATTTAACGCCGTCCACCAATAGAACGCCAGCATAAGCGAGTGCAGCTGCTCCAGCTACGGCGAACGCAGCTCCAGCCTTAGCGCCAAAGCTGCCTAATTTTGTACCGAACGAATCGGTGTCCGTCCCAGCTTGGGTCAGTCCCTTTTTAAGGTTATCGACGTCCGCAAGGATCGAGAGCTTGAGCGTTCTTGATCCAGTAGCCATTAGTCGAACCTCTTAACTATGTCAGTAAATGCTTTTTCCCACTCAGCAATTAGATAACTTTGCTCAGCTCTTAAAGTTGGATAAATAAAATACCCCGTCGAACCTCGCCCGGTTGATCCCGACCAGATTGGGAACTGTTTAAATTTATTCGATCCGAATTCTGAGCCGCCCCAAAGTTGTTGCGTGGTAGCGCCGCCGCTAAATTTCTGAGCTGCAAAACCAAAACTAATTTCTCCAATTTTGGACGACTTACTTACTCGAGAGCCTTCAGCAATTCGACTAGCTACTGGAGCCGAATTTAATTGACCAGCTGCCGAGATAACTTTGCCCTGTAAATAACTGGCAAGCGCTCCCGATTGAGTTTTAGCTTGATCGAGAGCTTCCGCGTCCATGGCTTTAAACGCCCCAGTAATGGCGCGAAGTTCGGCTTTGTCGTACTGGACGACTTCCTTACTTTCCGCCATTTCGCTTCTCCATTATCTCGAGCGCTGTCAATATATCCGCCGCGTCCACCCACTCACTCATTGGAATTCCCGTTGCGATCGAGAGTTCTACAATTAAGTAGCTTAGGCTTCCTCGGCTGTGGCTTTTGGGGCTTCGTCGTTTCCGACCGTAATATCGACCACCGTATCGCACCAAATTTCATAAGGCTTTACGGGCTTACCCGCTGCCTCACGTCTTAAAGCGTTCCACGCTAGAAACATTAGATCAGAGATTCCGATTTTCTCTTGAGCCTGTTGGATCGTGAATCCTGTTTTCTGTTCCCACTTCGCAAACTCAGGGGGCTGAGCTGTTGTTGTAGTAACTTTACCGTCGTTCGTTTCGATCTGTATTTGTAGTTTCATGCTCCCGATTTCTTTTCTTTAGAGTGTTGGAGTTGTCACGCATGTAAAGCTGAGTGAAACTGTTTGCGCGTCTGGAGCTGTTCCACCGGCGCTTGGGAAAATTGGCTGTACGTCGAAGTTAAATACTGATCCGCTTGCAGCTGTAAAAACGACCGCTAGTGGAGTGTTTGGAGCTGTATCCGCAGCGTCCCATAGTGAATTGCAAAGTGACCCGCCAGCTGTCCAGTCCGCGAGCATTTCGACCGCGAAAGTTCCTTGTGAGTCAGTAGTGTAATAAGCCTTACCGTCTAGAGTTTGGTAAGTGTTGATCGTTGACTCGATAGTTAGAGTCGCGCTTGTTGCTTGAGCGTCATAAGTAGCACCGTCAATAGTGAAAGTTATGTCGCGTCCGGTAACGATTGTAGTTGGCATTTGTTCTCCTAGTTTTCTTGCTTGTAGTAAGTGGAAACGTCGATGTCCGAAGTAAGGAAATTACTCGAACCTAACGCCGTAATCGACGGACGCGAAACGTCGCCGACGATGTATCCCGACGGAATAGCCGCGAGAATTTGCATGAGTAGCTTCTCGAGATTATCGAGAGCGCCCGCGTTGTTGTTATACGCGACGGCGGCGGTGATTGTGAAATTTAACTTGACCTGAATCGAGCTGCTAATTAGCGTCGTTTCCATGTACGGAGTGTCAGGAATAATTAAGCAAGCTGGAGCGATTAGAGCTTCGGGTACTGATTCGTAAACCGACGCGGCTACGCCAGCGAGAGCGGTCGCCAGCGGTGCGCGGACATTAGCTTGAATTGAAGTCGGCATTTATTGACCCATAGTTTCGACGTCAATAAACGGAGCTAGTAAACCGATAACGCGATTTTGTAACGAGCGACCTAGCACGAACGGCGCCGGTTGGAAATCAACCTGAGCCGAAGTATTGCCCGGAGCTGTGATCGATTGGAAAACTTCTACTGATACGACTAGCAGCGCCGACTTTACAGGCGCTACGCCTGAATATAAGTCCTCAGCTGTTGAGCCATTAAGTACGGCTAAACCAGCTGGAATTTTAGGTGTAAAAATTTGATCCGGTGCAGCTGTTGCGGTCGTAAAAATGTATGGCGCGATTTGGTGATCGTTAACCGTAACGGTTAGATCGAACGCAGCTCCGCAACCTGAGATAATTACAGCTTGACCCGGTACGAAATAGTTAATTCGCTGAGTCGTGTAAAAAGCCATGCCGTCCTTGACTTCGATCCCTGTAATTGCTGATTGATAACCAGTTAGTAACGGAAGGATCGCGCCCTCAGCGCTGGCGATTATAAGATCGAGATACGCGTCAGGGTAAAGAGAATCGCTAACGCCTAAAACGGCGCGAAGTTCGTCCGCGGTAATAATTGGCATTAGCGATCCTCTCTCTCTATTCTGCTCGGTCGCCTCGGGAGCGAAACGACCGATGATTATTTATTTTTTAGACTTGGTTCCAGCAAGCGCCAAAAGGAATCTTTGGAGCGATTGCAGCGTAACCGTAATACAGAATATCAACGGTTCCGTCAGATTGGATATTAGTGCGCAGCTCAAAACGTGGGGACTCGTACCATGTCCACGCGTCTGGGTTAACTACGACCATAGAGTGATCGCCGTTGGCTGTTGTTCCGCCAGCGTTACCGATTGAACGTGAAACGAATAGATTTAAGCCCGGTGAAACTACGCCGCGAAGTGAATCGCCGCGGACATTTCCTGCCGCGTTGCTTGGTTGCGCCGCATTGTAAAGAGGCGCTCCATTGTCGTTATAACCCATGATGTTAGTCCATTGAGTTGGGCTAACTACTAGGTTACGAGCGAAGCCGAGTGATGATGTGTAAACAGCACCCGCAGCTTGTGATGTATAAGCTAAGAATCCCTCAGCTGTATTTGGGTTAACGGCTGTCTGTTGACCAGCGCCAAAGATTGTACCGACAGCAAATTCGTCTGTAACTTTTGCGTAAGCAAATTCCAGATTCTGAAGCAACGCTGTTAGGTAGCTTGGGTCTGAACGATCGATAAGTTCGATTGTTGAAATTGCGCGACCCTTGAAGCTCTGAACTGGTACTGAAATATAAGTCGCGCTTAGGCTTGACTCTGTAACAACGCCATTTTCAGCGATATTTGCAACGGTTGGAACCGCTGTAACTTTAGGCAATTCAAATGTCATGCCTGTTGCGCTAAGAGCTTCGCGAGATAGCGCGTCAATCATGCCACGATCGGCATTTGCTAACGCGTTAATAACTGTTCGGCTCTGTGGTGTTGGAACCATGCCCGGAGCTGTTGATGTTGTGTTATCGGCAGCCTTGACATATTGGCGAGCGTCCTCGTCGTGTAAAACTGACGCCTTGAGTGAATACTGTAAATAGAAACCTTATCGACAATAGGTGAACGTGGCGCGGTGTACGCCATTGGGACATGCTTAGACGCTTCTACCGTTTCGGCAGCGGCGCTCTCTGGAACGGTAGTGTCTGACACTTGTTCTCCTTCGGTTGTTGGATTTGTTTCTTCTGTTTCCTCATCTAGGGGATCAGAATTCTCATCTGTCGCTTTCATTTCTTCCTCGTCCTCGTCGTATTCCTCGCCGTCTTGACTTGCAGCTACGGAACTTACTCGAGCGCTGTCGATTGCTGGCTCTGAAACCAAAGACACTTCGTCGAGTGATCCTTTAGCAACGACCAAGACTCCGTCAACGAAATCATGCGCGTTAACTTTTACTCCCACACTAAAACCGTCGCGGAGACCCGTCGCGGCTTCCACGAGTGCGTCATTTCCGGCTGTTGTCTCCGCGATTTTGAAAGTCGCGTCGATTCCTTGTTCGGTTGCGGTCATAGATAAGACCTTTCCGATTGGTCGAGTGCGATCGTGTTCAAGTAATAACTTAACGTTCTTAGTTGCGATTGATTCTGGTTTGAATGTCGTAAGTCCCGCGGACGTTGATCCAGTTTCGTTCCATGTTACGACGCGTCCGGTAATAGTGCGAGATTCGCTATCGGCTGACGTAATTGTTAGCGGCATGTTTAGCTTCATTTAATCATTTCCTCAGCTTGTCGGATTTCCTCGACGCTGATTGCGCCGATTTCAAATAATGTTTTGTAAATTGCTACTCGTTCGGCTTCACTTCCGCGTAAGTAATCCTCTAATTTAAAATGAACTGATTGTGTTGACGGAACGAAGTCCGGCATGCTAAGTCTGGTGCTTATGCTTGTCATTAAAGGAATCAGCGAGAAATCAAGCAAAGTTTTGCGAGTAACGTTTGCGTTTGAGTAAGTCATGCTTGATCCAGTTTCGGCGTCAACGTAGAAGGCTGGAATTCCGATCGCCCTTGCCAATTCGGTTGCTATGTAGGAACGGGCTGAAGCGAGCTGTAATTTCTCAGGGTCGAAGCCGACTGTTTGTAATTCTACGTCCGCATTTAAAAACGCGGTCGAACGATTACGTCGAGCAACGCCCCATGATTCTAGCAATTTTGCAATTCGATCAGCTGGTAACGCTGTTCCGTTTGATTTTAAAACCATAGACGGGACAGGTTCGCGAGCATAGTTAGCAGCTGCTCGCTCTAGTTCGGCTCCGGTACGAATTGTGCGACCAGCGCGATTTAATAATCCTTCGTCGTTACCATAGAAAACAATTAGTGATCCAATTCCCGATTCTGGAATTTGTTTTCCGTCAATCGTGTAATAAAGAACTTCGGTTCCGTTATTGTTTAAGAAAACGCCGACGCGTGTAGGAACGATTCGTTGAACGGAACGAATTCGCATAGTGTCGGCAAAGAGTTCGGTAATTTGCCAATAGGCGTAACCGTAAAATAATAAATCCTCAGCTGTCCAAACATATGTTGCGCTACCCGGTACGCGTGGATCAGGGTCACGAATTACGCGGGGCGCTGGCACTTCGAGCCCCGTCGTATTGTCCCGGAGTTGCAACCCTATTGAAGCAATAGACGAACAGATGATCCCGCGACCACGTGCGATCGTAGGAACACTCATAGCTTCCTCGCGCGTAGCCTGAGTAGCGCCACCGTTAAAGGTATAGATCGAATCTAACGCGAAAACAGGTGAAACCGAAGCCTCGATGTCGCTACCTTGGAGCGGCGTTACAGCTTCCACCTTTGACGCAAATAGATCACGAATACCCATGCGACAATTCTTACAGACTTATAGCACTAAGCCGTCATAATATCGAAGTCCATTTCTGGGCGTGTCGCAAAGTGTGTAACTAGCGCCGTCGCTACCGCAGCGCAAACCGCAGCTTGAGAAGCTCGACGTCCAATAACCCAGCCACCGTCGCCGCGCTTTAACTGCACAGCCGAAAGAATCTGTTTAGTTAAATCGCTTTGCCCTCGATGTCGCAATCGACCCGAGTTAATCGCGCCCAGTAGTTCGTCGCAGCTCTGAGGGTAAACCGAGTCCATGTCAAAGATCGGAATACCGGCGGGCTGGAATCTGGCGGCTACCGCGCCCGAAGTTCGCCTCGAGTAAAGCAAGTATTCGAGCGGATACTTTCGGCAATACTTAGCAGCTTCATTAGCGATCTCTCGATCGTCAAGCTGAACTGAGTTTTCCCATGTATGAAGCAGCTTTACGACGAAACGTTCGTCGCCCAATTTCTGAGCTCCGACCAGCGCGCAGAATTTGCGATCTGGTGAAATATCAATCGCGAGCCACGTTAGTTTTTCAGCGTCGAGATCGACCGATTCGTCGTGGCAATTATTCCACTCATTGGCTCCGATAATGCTGGAAATAGTTTGAACCCAGCGGCATAGGACTTCGGTTTGTACGACTTCGGGCGGATCATTGAGAACCGCCTGTATGTTGTCGATGTTAATCGTGTGACCGATTGCTGGATTTGCAGCAAGCCAATTAGATTCGAGCTGAATATCGTCGGTCGGTGCGCTCCACTCGAAATAGCCGATGTCGTCGTCCGCTCCAGCAGCCGCAGCTAGTCCACGCTCTCGAAACGCATTGAGAACGACCGAGTGCGAATCGCCCGCGTTCGTGTAGCTCATAATCATTGGATTTTTTGCAGCCATAAGGGTATATCTCAGCGACGCGTAAGATTCTAAGTCTTTCATCTCTCGAAGCTCGTCTAAGTGAATAGCCGAGTGTGCAGAAACGCCTCGAGCAGCTGAGCCGCCA